CACCAACTTTGGATATCAAGCAGGGTATACAAACCAAACAGGGCAATACAACGTATTTGTGGGTTATCAAGCAGGTTATACATCTGCCGCTGGAGCCAGCGTAAACGCATTTAATACTGCAATAGGAACGCAATCTGGTTATAGCCTGACAACAGGAACAATTAACACGCTTGTTGGATATTACGCAGGTGGAACTATTACCACAGGCTCTAAAAACACTATTATTGGCGCTTACAACGGCAACCAAGGTGGCCTAGACATTCGCACATCAAACAACTACATCGTGCTGTCTGATGGGGATGGGAATCCAAGGGCTTATAGCGATGGCAGTGGCAACTGGAAAATGCCTGCTGGGTCTTTGCAAATCAATAAAGGAATTGGTTATCAAGAGACAATTTCAATTGCAAATGGTTCAAGTTACGACTTTACTTGCCCTGTTACCGATGGGGTTTTTGCTGTAACAATTATTCAGGCAGGGCAAGTTACTGCATTATTCACTGGAAAACTTACTGGAGGTTCCACAGGAACTTACCAATTGGCACAAGCGGGTGGCGGCACGGCTTTTTCTTTTGGAACAACAGCAGAACCCTCCGGTGGTACTTATGGTCGGTTGTGGTATCCCGGTACTGCAAACACAATCAGATTAAAAAATGTAGGTGGTGGGACATTTACATTTGGTCTTACTTTAATTGCATACGGGGAAATTTAAAATGACATACAAGATTGAAAAACAAAAAGAAAATGTTTTTTTTGTTACCTTTGACGAAGGTGACCAGATGAAGTTTGCTTGTAATGAAGCAGACCTTGAATCAAACATTGCTTGGTACATTCAAAACAAAGCATCACCACAAGAACTGCCAGAGCCGTATGGATTAAAACGACAGCGAGAATACCCACCAATCACCGACTACATTGATGGTGTAGTCAAAGGCGACCAAGCCCAAATAGATGCTTATATTGCGGCTTGCCAAGCCGTCAAAGCAAAATACCCCAAACCTTAAACAGGAGTAACTATGACCACTTTTACAACCCGCATCACGGCTATGTACACACTACAACAGCCAGACCCTAACTACGTTGTGAACGCCCTCTGGGAAGTCACTGGCGTGGACGGCGCTAACACCGCCTCCATTGGTGGCAACACGCAGTTCAACTCTGCTGACCAAGTGGGTGCATTCATCCCCTACGCCAGCCTGACAGAAGCCACCGTCATTGGTTGGATTCCAGCCGAAGCCATTGCAAGCGCACAAGCCTGTGTGCAGGGTCAAATCGACAGCATGATTACACCGCCTGTCAGCCCTGAAGCACAACCCCTGCCTTGGGCACCTTAACGGGAAGCCACCACCCGATCTTGGTGGCACATTAAAGGAAACATCATGGGAAAAAATGAAAAGACCCCTGTGACAATCGACGGCGTAGAGTACAAGTTTGAAGACATGACACAGCAACAGCAAATGTTGCTCAACCATGTTGCTGACTTGGATCGCAAATTGGACTCAGCAAGATTCAATGTGGATCAGTTGCAAGTAGGTAGAGATGCCTTCTTCAGAATGTTGAAAGATGCGTTAGAAGCCAAGCCTGAAGAGGCAGTTACTGACGTAACACCAAACTAAGAACCAGCCACCTTCGGGTGGCTTCTTCAAGGAATTTTATGGAATCGGTTGAGACTAAGTTGGCTGTTCACGAGGCAATCTGCACAGAGCGGTACAACAGTATCGACCGATCCCTGCGCGATGGCGACAAGCGCATGACGAAGATCGAGTACTTGCTGTATGGGGTGATCGTGTGCGTCCTGTTTGGCCCCGGAGTGGCTGGGGAGTTAGTCAAGAAGATTTTAGGTCTTTAGTTTTTAAGATTTAGGTCATGATCCCAATAGACCCCATTACAGCGCTAGAAGGTCTACAGAGCGCAATTGGACTTGTCAAGAAGGCGAGTAAGGTTGCAAATGATCTAGCAGGCTTAACGCCCATGATCGCCAAGATGTTCGACGCCAAGAGCGTTGCTACAAGGGCGATGGTTGAAGCCAAGCGTTCTGGCAATAAGTCCAACCTTGGTACAGCCCTTCAAATCGAGATGGCGCTCGATGAGGCAAAAAGGTTCGAGGCTGAATTGATGATGCTATTTCAAGCCACAGGCCGTGCGGACGTGTGGCAGAAGATCAAAGAGCGCCAACAACAGATGGACATTGAGGATGCTCACTTAGCTCGTCAAGCCAGAGAAGATGAAAAGAAGCGTAAAGAAGAAGAACAAGAACAATTAGCGTGGGCTGTTGGCATTGTAATTATCGTGATGTTCTTAGGTGCTATTGGTTGGGGTATTGCTGAGATTCAAGAGGTCTGCGCCAGAGGAAGGTGTGGTCGGTGAATGAGTACCAGAAGCAATTTGACCAGTTCCTCAAAATCTTCGTGCGCCTGTGCGTGGCTTGGTGGGTGCTTGGGTTCCTGCGCTTCCTGCCAGACCATATTGCCGACAAGGTCGTGAACAAAATACTGGGGATGTTTGGACTATGAGTGACGAAAAACCATCAGACGTATTGAGCAAGGTGCTGTCTTATGTGGACAGCCCATTTAAGTTGTTTGCGCTGATCCTCATGGCTGTGTTTGCGTTCTCTGGTTACTTCCTGTGGCAGAACCAGTCTTTCTTATTTGAAGCCTACAAAGAAAATAAGAAGCTCCCAATGATTGCAGAGGACAGAGCCGAGGACGTAGTGGCTCATTTGTTCAAGAACACCGATGCAACCGTGGTCGCTATATTCAAAGTCAACCCGCTGTTTGGCACAAGGGTTCTGTTCCGTGCTTACACCCGTGAAGGTCGAGATAAGACGCACGATGGCTTAGATGTAGGGCTGTTCACGCAGAGTTCTGCCAATAACCGTGATGTGATTGCATTGATGGCAAATGAGATACCGTGCAGTGAATACTCTGTAGCTCAGAGCGAGATTGGGCTTTGGTACATTGATAAGGGCGTGACCTTTGGATGCCGTGTCAGCGTTCCGCCTGAGCAAGGTCGGTTTGTTGGGCAGATTACGGTTGGCTGGGACAAAGAACCCAAAGATCTAAACAAAGCAATTAGTATGTTGCAGATTGCAAGCAACATGCTTAGTAAAAGCAAACAGTAAAGGAAAGTTATGGCTCAGTTTGAACCAGCTTTTGAGCTAATGATCAAGGACGAGGGCGGCTACGTCCTGCACGACGTTGAAGGTGATACAGGCGGGATGACCTACGCAGGTATTGCTCGCAACAAGAACCCTCAATGGCAGGGCTGGTCGCTTGTTGACAAGAAAGAATTTGGTGGATCTTTGACAGGCATGGTGCGGGAGTTCTACCGCGCTGAGTTTTGGGACAAGATGCGTGGCAACGAGATCAGCAACCAAGAGGTAGCCAACACCATCTTTAACTTTGGGGTAAATGCTGGCATGGGCATGGCTGTAAAGCTGGCTCAGTTGGTCGTTGGGGCGACTCCAGACGGTGGAATTGGGGCAAAAACCATTGAAAAGCTCAACCAAATTAGCGATGGGCAGAGGTTCAAAGAGTCGTATGCCTTGGCAAAAATTGCCCGTTACGCTGAGATTTGCAACAAAAACAGGACTCAATCCAAGTTCTTGCTTGGCTGGATCAACCGAACATTGAAAGGTCTAGCATGAGCTTGCTGGCTGTAGGATCAATCATCGAGGCTGTGGGCAAGGTTGCAGGCGACCTTATAACCACCGACAAAGAGAAGATGGAGATGGAGATCGAGCAACGAAAGCTGGATCTTGAAGAGAAGAAGATCGACCAAGCGACTAACTTGGCTCAGATTGAGGTCAACAAGGTCGAGGCGGCGTCTTCTAGCGTGTTTGTCTCTGGCTGGCGCCCTGCCATCGGCTGGATTGGCGTAGCGGCTATGGGTTACCAGTTCTTGCTCTACCCGTTGTTTCAGTGGGGTTGGAAGTACTTGCAGGCGATGGGTTGGATCCCCGCAGGTATGGAACCTCCTCCTGTCCTAGATGCCGACCAGCTTTGGGTCATCTTGTCAGGGATCCTTGGAATTGCTGGTATGCGATCCTTTGAGAAGACTAAGGGTGTCGCAAGCAAGTAACCTTGTCACAAGCTAAAAGGCAGACTAAAATGTCCCAACGAATCTACGAGGTGAACGCATGACGACCGCAAGTGTTATGACCTATGACAGTTTGGTCGAGAACATCCAGTCTTATCTGGAGCGTACTGACACCGCCACGCTGGACAAAATACCCCTTTTCATCATGCTTGCTGAGCAGGTTATTGCCTCTCAGATCAAGTTTTTGGGCAACCTGACAGTCAACACCAGCAACATGGTGTCTGGCGTTTCTACGATTGCTAAGCCAGCTCGTTGGCACAAAACGGTGTCAATGAACATTACGGTTGGTGGATCGCGCCAGCCAGTTCTTAATCGTCGTTATGAGTACCTCCGCGAGTACTGGCCCTCCCCCACCGATACGGGCGTCCCTGTCTACTACGCTGACTACGACTACTCCAACTGGTTGATCGCTCCTACACCAGACACTGCCTACGCTTTTGAGGTTCTGTACTACGAGCGTGTTCAGCCTCTGGACAGCTCCAATCAGACGAACTGGTTCACAATCTACGCTCCTCAAGCGTTGCTTTATGGCTCCTTGCTTCAGGCGATGCCGTTCCTCAAGAATGATGAACGCATTCCAATGTGGCAGGGTCAATACAAACTGATCATGGATACGCTCATGGCTGAGGACAAGTTGCGTCTCGCTGATCGACAAGCTGTGGCGAATGACTCATGAGTTACGTAAGCCCCTTCACTGGTGACGTTATACAGCCGACGGATGTCAGCTACAGAACGGTCACGCTGTCTGCTAACACGCAGTTAAACTGGCCCTCCAACAGCACGACAAACTCCGACTACGCCGCTCGTATCATGCAGGTG